ACATTCGTCACCAAAGGCGCCCAGGGACTTGTACCCAACGTGCTTCTGCGAGTAGAAGCCCGCCTTGGGGGCTGACCTCAGCTCGAACAGCTTGCTTGTAGCTCTCTCGAAGAACGCCTTGATGTCGGTGTCCTTGTTCAGGGCCTCATCAGACGACTTGATGCCGTGCCACCGCTTCGATCTGGGGGTCAGTAGGGTCTCCAGCAGTGCCGCGAACCGCTCGAGCTGATGAGCCCCAGTGGAGTCGTACAGCTCTCTGGTGCGGTGCTCGCCTGGGGTTCGGGTCCCAAAGAAGTCACTGGCATCCGGCCAGATGACTTCAGCTACCTTCTGCCGAAGGCTGTCGATGTGCGTGCGTTCGGAACGCAGTCGCTCGACCTGCTTGATGATCTTCGGGATGTCCCGCTCTTTTGTGTTGTGTGGCATGTACGTCCTTCGACGACACGGGAAAGGGGCACCCAGGTTGTGAAACCCGAGTGCCCCTTCTAGAAGGCTCCCGTGCCGCTCGCGACGAGGAGCTACCCCGCCGATCGAGTTATGTCTCTACGTCAGCCCCCGAGCAGACTCGTGACGCCGATGTTCGCCCGACCCAGGGTCTTCCCTCGAGTCAGGTTCGTGGCCCTACGTCCACCAGCCCTCAACCGTCGGCGCTCCTCCTCGCGGCGACGTGCCGCACCTCTGGAGATGGCTCCCGAGTCAGGTACCCGAGGTGCCTGGAAGCTCGGCTGTCCACCGGCCAACAGTAGAGGAGCCGCACCGGAAGCCAAGGCCGACCCAAGCGCCAGCTTGTTGTCCTTGGCCGCACCCGCGACCTTCCCAACCGCTCCACGGATTCGACCCACCTCCCTACCTGTCTGTGCCTGCACTCCAGTCTCAGCGGCGCTGGGAGCACCAGCCACCGTTGGGGCTCGTGTGCTTCCTGAGGGCAGCGGTGTGCGAATCCGCTTGGGAGTTGCGGAGGTCAGGGTGGCTGGGGTCTTCGCAGCCGCGGCCCTCTGGCTGGCTACCGAGTCCCTCGCAGCCGTCGCGGCTGTAGAACTCGCAGCCGCTGGAGTCGGTGCTCCCTTCGCCGCCAGCTGTCCTGCCTCGGTGGCCGTCTCCGTTATCGCCGCGCTAGGTGTAGCTGCGATGTTCGACAGGCCACCCACCGCAGCTCCACCCACACCACCGATGGCAAGTGAGCCCGGTGTGATCTTGTTCCCCGTAGCTGCTGAGGCTGCAGCACTCGTAGCAGCTCCTGCCGCTGCTCCCTTCGCCGCTGCCGCTATGGCTGCGAGTGTTACTGGATCGAGGCCCATCTCACACCTCCACTAGTTCCCTTGAACAAATCGTCATGGCGAGGTCGCCTTCAGCAGATCAATAATGAGGCCAATCAGCCGGGAGGGCTTGTGCGCAGCCCGCGCCTCGCCCTGTAGCCCGCGCAAAATGCCGAGTGCCACGTTGCTCACGTCGCCTCCTGGATCGAGGCCCATCTCACCCCTCCTTGGCCCAGTCGGGTGGCCCATCGAATGTCACATTCGAGAACGTCCCGTCTGGGCGGACGAAGTACGGCACCATCTCGGGGTGCGCGACTACCATGTCGCCGTTGAAACTGAGGCGGAAGTGCGCCCCGGTGGGTAGTTGATGCTCCAATTGGGGGACCGTGAAGCCGCGCACCAGATACTCGCCGACAGTCATGCTGCCTCCCCTAGCTCGAGGTACATCCCGATGTCATCTGACTCCCAACCACGGATTCGCAGGTAGCGACGCATCAGCTTGTGATGGCGAGCGGGCATCTGCCACGCCGAAGCCACCGTCCGTGCCCCACGCCCTCGCGCCACAACCTCCCTGCTTAGCCAGGACCAGTCCTCGGGCAGCACCGCATAGACTCGCTTCGCCCCGCTCTCCCGTGCCACAAGCTCCAGAGCCTCCATTGCTTCCTCAGTCCCCACTGGCCCCGAGCCCCTACGTGAGCACGCATGTACCTGCAGGCAGTCACCCCACGGCTCGGGCATGTCCATGAACCAAACTACCGTGTCTCCATAGCGCCACCACAGGGCATCTAATTCCACCTGCCAGAAGTCCCTGGGGTAGGTGCCCCACTCGCCTACGAGCTTCACACCTTCGTGGCCGTCTATGGGGATGGGAACACGGCGCTTACAGGCCACCGCTGCCCGGAACTTCTCAGTCTCCCGTCTTACAATCTCCTTGGCCCGACGCTCAAACTCGTCTGCGTACTTGCCCATCACATCCTCGCCGTGTGCGGCCTCGAGCGGTGCCGCAAGTGCATCGGTGGCCGCTTCGCCTCTCGCGCCTCACCACCCCCACACAAGGCGTACTCCAGGGCCTCGACGGGATGCGAGTAGATGTTCTTGTCCGGTTCGTCCGTGTATCTATCATCCCCCGCAATCTTGAGCCGTCGGTAACAGAACCCGCCCATCAGCCCTTTCCGCGTCAGCTTCATCTTCGGGCTGATGAGGAACGCAGGCTTGCCGTCTATGCAGTTGCGTCGGATCGGGTTGGCTATCGCCGCACGACGCAGCAGTGGCCGATTGGTAGGTGCCGGCTGAATCGCCAGCCCCTGAGCCCTGAGGATCTCGATCGGCGTCGTCTCCACCGTCTGACCTGAAGTGTCCCCGGCGGGGTCGCCAAAGCCACGGATCGCGAAGTCCCCGTAGTTCTGATCCAGATACTCCTTGAGCCTTGGCGCAAACGTCGCTGCACTCATGTCCTCGGACGTGTACTCGTCCAGCCCCACCCACCTGCCGATGTGCTCGAGGTTCTGTGCAATCGCACAGGCGGGAGTACGGCCGAAGTCCAAGCCGAGTAGCAACGGATAGCGATGGTCTGGCTCCAGCACCTCATCACTGCAGTGCACCGAGTCGATGTACTCGGGGTGAACGGGCTTCCCGTCGATCGTGAAGCCGTACTCGTTCAGTACGTTGACCTTCACCCAGTCTGGGGCCTTGCCCTGAACCAGATGTCGGTAGTAACCCTCGGGTAGGTTCCTGAGGTTCTCGGCCTCGGGGTTCTCGGTGAACTGCCCTTCCTTCTCGCCTGCGAATGCCCCAGGAGGCTGCCGGAAAAACTCCCAGCCGTCGGGTCGGTCCTCTTCGGCCAGCCGGTAGTACCAGTGGTCCTCATCACACGCGTTGGTGTCGCCAAGCATCCCGTGCCAGGTAGGAAGCGCACTCCCGTCCGCCATGCTTGGGTAGCGCCCGTGCCTCGCATCGAGCATGTCGACAACCGGCTTCACCAGCTCCTTCATCTCGTTCAGCCAAACACCCGTGAGCTGATAGCCGCGAATCTTCCGTACCGAGTCCTCGCGATCCAGGGCCAGAAACACCACCTCAGCCTTCACGCTCGTACCGTCTCCGAGGTCGAACTCCGCATAGAACGTCGGAGGCTGGAGACCGCCGCCCTTGAAGGCACCGAGTCCTTCAAACACCGCCAAGAAGTCTCGCACCGTGGTCCCCATCAGGTCCGGGAACGTGTTCCTCACCGCCAGCCACCGAGACATCCGCTTTCTCTCGGGGTTCGGCACCTGCTCGGCCATCTGCGCGAGGATTCGCTCTACCGCGCCAAACGTCTTCCCCGAACCCAGCGGCCCCATCACGGCCGAGACCCTAGAGCGGCAGCGCATAAAGGCGTTCAATACAGGGTAGAGCGGAGCACCGATCTCGAGTACACGCTCCGCCATCAGTTCAACTGATCCTCGTGATCCACTACGCGAGCCTCAGGAAGTGCCCGTGCCTTGCCTTCCCACTCCACCCCCGTGTAGTTGCGCAGTATCACGCGGGGCAGGGAGACCTCAGCATGAAGCTGGGTTGGCACGAGCTTGCTCACCAATGAGAGGAACGCCGGCCGATGCTCGCGCGCACACTCCCGCAGGTACTCAACTCCACCTTCGTCATCAAGAGCCTGCCGGATCATGTCCTTTACCTCGGCGTTGAGCTTGTTGGTCGTGCCCTTCTTACGGCCCGAGCCGGGTGTGCGTGGCTTTCCCTTTGCGCCTTGCTGGCCCATGTCTGCCTATTTCCCGCCGTTCCTCACGGAATCGGCACATGCTCCGAGCAGCACTCGAGCGCCATCTTGGCGAGTGGCTGGGGGTGTCTCATGCACCTTCCACGCTTTCGAGTACCGCCGTGGCCGTCCTCGGGCTCGAACCAGTCGCAGGTACGACACAGGGCATCGCCTCGTGCGGCTTTGAACTGCTCGTGAGTGCGTCCGACAGGAGGCTTAGGCTCCTCCACCACGGGCTTGGGCGCCGGCGTGCTCTCGGCCTTCTTGCGTCGTGCTGCCATGTTCCTCTCTCGCTTGGGGTCTTCCCCAAGTTCTCGGATGATTGGAGGCTTGGGGGTGGGTGGATTGATTCTCTTTCTCACGTC